ATTGCATCCATTGCGTTTTTCAGTGCCTCTCTTGCTTCAACAGTTGTTGTTGGATATGCAGGATAGGTAACAACTGAAACATCCCCATCTGCTAGTGAAACTTCAGTAAGGGTGCGAACTGAGCGATCCTCATTCCACTTTTGGCGAATAACGCGGAAAGCGAAACTCATCTGATCTACATCACCGCGCTCAACCAATTTATACAAATCGCGGCCTTCAGTTGTATCTGCAATTTCTGCATCCATAAATAGGCCACGCTCATCCTCGCTGAGTGTAAGAGTTCCATTCTTAGTGCGAGCCAATGGCAAACCTTCGTGGTTAATGAGTAGGCGTACATCAGGTGTTTCGCTCAAAGTCTTGCGAAATGCGCCCGGTGCAATTGTTTCTTTAAATGGTAGGGGAACACTTGCATCATTGAATACTGCAGCGTATCCGCGCAAACGCATAGTTCCATCTTCAGCTTGGCGTGCCTCAACATCCTGAACTGTGAATGTACGGCGTTCGATTTTTTTGCTCATTTTACTCCTTGAATCGGCTTCAGCATCTAGTGCATCTATCTTGCTTTGCGCCCAGTTTTGCGCTCTATCACTGAAATTAGAATCTCCACCCCACAACAACCAGGCAACTAAACCTGCACCTGGATATTCAGGATCTGATGGATTGCTATTTTTTGGTGCTTGCCCATCTACTTTATGGCGAGCAAACCAGGGTGCCATCTTGCGAACTTTGTTATCAGATACATTTCCTGCGGCCATCTCGCGTGCTTCACGCTTTGTGCCTTCAGTTAATCCATCTCCCCCAAATCCTTCATCTAGATATTGCAAACCGCGTGCCGCGTTATCTCGAATATATTGAGGAACATCTAGGTTAACTGCTCGGACTTCCCCACCTGGTTCCATATCTTCATTAATTGATACGGCAACCATTTGATCTATTGCATCTTGCTTATTATCGTGGCAAGAAAGGGTTGTGTATGAGCCATCAGATTCTTGCTTAACTGTTGCCCATCCAGCGCAATCGCCCTGTTTGTCCGAAATGAAATAAGGCATTACTTAACCTCATAAGCGGCTGAAGGATCTGCAGGATCAATTGTTGCAATCTGCTGCAATTGACTTGAAGGCAATCCGGTGTGCTTCATATCAGGCAAGCCAACTGCCTTAGTTACTGCTGCAGGATCAAAGCCAACCTGAATTAAACTTGCTGCAATCTCGGTGCGTAGCTTGAGGCCAACATCCTTGGCATCAGTTGCATCAATGTTTTGTAGTGGAACGCGGTATTCATCTCCACTTTCAATTGGTGCCATATCCTCGTAAGAGTGAACATCATTGATTGAAAGGAATCCTTCACGCAATCCCTTTGTGTAGGCTTCATAACGCTCGATTGTTGTTCCACGCAGTAGCGCATCTAGGTTAAAGCGAATGAATCCATCAGGTTCAGGCAACAATGTTGATAGTGATTGCTCAATTCGCTCCAAGATAGGGCGCAATGAGTGCTGCACGAATGAAAGGTTTTGTGCTTCAACAGATGCAAAAGACATTGCACCGGCTACAGGGTGGCCTAGTAGCGATAGTGGAACACGGAAAATACGGGCGATTTCTTCAACTGAGAAACGGCGTGTATCTAAAAGTTGAGCATCTTGGGCATTAATCTGAAGTGGAGAGAATGAAGCGCCACCTGAAAGGATGCCAATCTTGCCTGCGCGGTATGGGCCAGTGTGGCTAATGTTCCAATCACGGGCAATATCTGCTGCCTGCTCTTCAGTCATTTCACCTGGAACTGAGATAACCCCGCCTGGATTAGCAGCGTTGCCAAAGTATGAAGCGGCATAAGTATCTGCAGCCATCGCTGAACCAATTGTTGTACGGCAAGCCGCAATTGGGCTTAATCCGTAGCGTTGACCTGGCAAACGGAAATCAGGGATGTGCATAATCTCGCGGCCATCAAGAATTTGCTCGTAGGTTCCCCCGCCTTCAATGCGAATCTTTACATAATAAATTAAAGGTTCACCTGGGCCACGGCGTTCAATGCGAACATAACGCGGATCAATAACATATAACTCTTTTACATCGCCCATATCATCACGCACTGTGAGGATGTAAGCGTTGCCTTCAAGTTTAAATGAGGTAACAATCTGCTCATAAAACTCAAGGCGTGTTGTTTCAGGGTTTGGGCGAGTTACCCATTCAGGCTGCTCTCCATAAACTGTTGCATAAGGCAGGCGATTACGGCCACGGCGTACATAAGCCGAAACAGGTAATGAGCTAACTGTATCTGCAAGCAAGCGAACGCAGGCATAAACAGTGGACATACGAATTGCAGATTCAGAATCTACAACAACGCCTGCGAGTGTTTCAAACGCAGGGCGGCCTGGAATCAATGGTTCGATATATTGATTGTTAGCACGCTTTTCGCCTGATGCGTTGTTAAGGCGCTTAGATAAACTCATTAGTTAGCCTTTTCTGTTAACCATACTAGAAAACTACCGCAAACAATTAAAGCAATGGGAACTGAAATCATTGCAAGCCCAGTTGTAACCAGTGTTACCCCAACAATTTCTACTGTAACTGCTAGATCAATCTTTTTCATTTTGCTCCCTATACCTGAATTGAAAAGAATCTTGCCACCGGTGCAGGTGGTTCAGCCGGTTGTGTCGCTCGGTCATAGCCAAAGATTGATGCAACTGCAGCATCCACCTTGCGCCTACTACTAGCTTTGGCAACCATAACACCCCTACTTGATTGTTTCGTTACGCAGTTGGCTATGTGTCGGGCAAGCCTTTCATCTCCATCGTGTGTGAAGGATTGATTAACCACTGCCTCATAAAACTTTTGTGTTGCCGGCACCATATTTTGCGCTGAGTTGGGATAGGAAACTACAGGCAAACCCTCTTCATCCAAAACCATAAAGGTACGCTGCCAACGCGCAGGATCGAAAACGATTTCCTTAACATTGAAGCGTTCATCTCGGTAGGTATCAATAATTGTTTGCTCAACCTCGGCAACGGGTATGTGCCAACCTTGTTCAGCATCATCTGGGCGTTCCCACAAGCCAACAACCATAAGATGTGGCTTATCTCCACCCAATAACCAGGCAACTAGCGCGGTTGAGTCATTGGAAAACGCACCATCAAAGGCAAGAATTACATCCTCACCGGCTTCAGGGAATCTATCCTTATCGGCTAGTGCTTCCCAAGCGCCGGTTGGTAGCCAAGCAACTGAAGTATTTACGAAACAGTTGAGGCGCTTTGTACGAAATTCAGCTTCAGGTGTACGCAAAACTGCGCTTTGCATTTCCTCTTTATCAACAATATCGGCAAAGCCAGGGTTGGCCTCTTGCCAAAGTGATTGATCTCGGTGATCACCTTCAGGTGTTGTTGGCTCCCACCACGAAAAGAAAAATGAAGGATCCTTTGTTTCACCCTTAACAACCTTTTGGCCGTATTGGTAAAGCGAGTAGCAAAGAGAATCTTGGCCATTGCTTTGAGTCTTTACACCTGCAGTTGTGATGCCCAGGAGAAGCGAATCGGCACGCGCACCACCTGCAAGTGAAAGCACATTCCAAAGTTCCCAAGATGGTTGGGCGTGAACTTCATCAAAGATTACTAGCGGTGAAGGGTTCAAACCCTCTTTTGAGTAAGCCTCTGCAGATAGTACGCGGTAAACGCTACCCTTATCTTTGAACTCAATGGCATCGCGGTACAAAGTGAACATTGAAGATAACTCTTCATCTAGCTCAATCATTCGCTTGGCAGTGCCAAAAACAATTCTTGCCTGATCTCTATCGGCAGCACAAGAATAAATTTCAGATCCGTTGCCGCCCATTGTTAAACCGGCCAAGCCCATTGAAGCGGCTAGTGCGCTCTTGCCATTCTTTCGACTCATCCCGATTAGGGCGGTGCGGTGTCTGAACCTGCCATCTTCACGGCGGGCTAAGGTGTGGCGCAGTAACTCTTTTTGCCAGGGGCGCAGTTCCAATAACTTGCCGGCAGGTGAGGCCACTGAATCTTTGGTTACTCTACAAACGGCCTCTGCAAACTCGGCGTACAAATCGCCATCACCGCGTTCAATATCCTCAATGGGAACTTCAGTTAACCAGCGCGGTGGCCATCCCTGAATATCAGCCATTTCTCTTTTGCTCAAGCAAAGCCTCTAACTTACCTTTGGCCTTAACTTCAGCAACCCCCAATTTACTGCGATCCGTTGGCGTGAGGCCAAGCAAGGAAAGCAATTTAACAATATCGTTTTCTACAGTGTTGAGCATCCCAAACAAAGGGTTGGCGTAGGCATAACCCTTATCTGTATAAAGCACATAATCAGATGCGGCTAACTTTTCCTTTAGCTCGTATTTCTTATCCATCTTTTCGCAGAGTTCAACTAGCAACCTGGCATCAGTGTTTGCTATCCAGGGTGCCATTGCTCGAACATCTAGCCACATCTTTTGGCCTGCATCGCTAAGGTGCAAAGGCGCATCGCTCTTTATCTGAGGCAAGGCAATTACATTTTTGGAATCAGGCAATGGGCGTTGCCCAGGGTTTCCATTCTTTCGCTTTTGCTCAATTGGCTTGCGCGGTCTGCCTGCAGTCATTGTTATCCATTTCGCTTAGTAACCTACCGCCCCCGGCCAGGTTGATTGCTTTGCTTATTGGTAGGTATCCAACAACTTTATCTATCGTGTTGGCATTTGAAAAATCAGTGGTTGCTGGCATCGGTTCAGTGTGCCAAACAATTTCTTGCTTAAAAAGATTCCAGGCATAAATGCCGTGAGGTGTTGAGTTTATGTAAAGCGGTTGATAACCCAAGATCAGTGCCTTCAAAGCTAGGGCATCAAACTTATGTTTCTCAATCAACAATTCGTTGTAGTGCGTGCGCCTGCATTTCAGTTCGATAATCAAACCGCGCTCAACGCTTGTGCAGTCTGCGCGATCAAATGCGTATTCGCTTTTTTTCAAATCGCGTAGGTAGTTAGTTTGCAAAAACTGCAGCAGTTCAAGTTCGTTCAAACCAAAACCCCCCAACCTCAATTTCGCAGAACTCTCTGTTTGCA